ATCTTTTTGCTATCAATTGTGATGGCGTTGTAGGCGTTTCTTGAAATTGTTTTTTCTGCCATTTCTTCAAACCAACCTTCTATTTTTTCAAAGCCATCTTTTTTGCCATTAGTCCATTTTTGCTTTTGTCCTCCCCAAAATTCAGCAGATGCATAAGGCGGTTTTCTTTTTTCAATGTCTTTTAAAGAGAATACTTTCAACTTGTTTTTCTCTGGAGCATCCTTAAAGTCATGGTACCAGAAACCACCAATAACATCACCTCTGTCAAAGTCGCTTATGATTTCAAATTCGTAACTCTCAATAGGATTGTTTCGGTCTTTCTTGTGTTGTTTAAATTTGTCTTTTGAATATACCAACTCAACAACAACATCATCTGGAACATCTAAGCCATATTTTTTGGCTTTTAATTCCATTCCTCTGTAGCCTATTCTAAGTGTCATGTCCCACTTGGCCAATGCAGTATTTTTATAAGGCACTACACTAAGATGGTTTGGCTGCATAGGGTCAAGTTCCACACTTGAAAAAGCAATTACCTCTTGGGATAATTTAGCAAGATTAACATATTCCCAAGTGTAAGGAATCGGCTCTCTATACTCCTCAGATTTAGTAATGCGTTTGCTTTCTAAATCTTTCAAGGTTTGATCTATCTTGATGAAATAGTTCTGGCAAAGTTTCTTTTGGAACGGCGTTATGGTAACTGCTCCATTATTAGAAGAAAACTCTTTTATCACTGCGTTTGTGAATCTTTCACTTTGTGATACTGCTACTTTTGTCGCTACTTGTGTGTTCATTTTTGCTCTATTTAAAATTTGATTGTTTACTTATCTAAAATTTGATTAATTAATTTGTCTTTTCGCTCAATTTTATGAGCATTAGAAATTGATGTTTCTTCGATATTTTGATGTAATCTCAAAAATTCGCTGCACCAGTATCTGATATCACTTGATATCATGTTAGTTTTAAAATCACTATCTAAATGATCAGCATCTAACGTCTTTTGGATTTCTAATTTTAATTTTGATAAACTATCCATAATTTATAATTCTATGGTTAATTGTTCGTTGTCCTTTTTTAATTTGGAACGCTCGGAACATTTTATGATTGGTATTTCAAATCCGTGTGTTTGGATTTCATTTTTGCTAGTTTGATTGTACTTACAATTGGCTGTACAATCAAAACTCCCTATTTTGAAACCAACGGACACTGGACAATTCTCAGTTAGTAATCCGTTGGGATCTCTTTTTACTTTGTAAGTGTTCATTAAGCCACTCTCAACTTTTTATCTTCGCCTGAAACAATCAAGTTGATTAACTGGCTTTCAATTCCAATTACATCCACAATGCTTTCTCGGTTATCAATAAAAATTGGTGCGGTTACTTGGTAGAATTCGCAAAGCGTATTAATGATGTCTAAGCCAGCATTAATTTTAGATGCGGTATTTGCATCGCTGAATGGAACTCCCTCAATCAGCGCATCACAACATTCAGATTCTCCACCGTTGATTTGGCTTTTGAACATTCTGAATTTTACGAACTTGAATTTCTCGTTGATTTTAGATTCTAGCGTGTCAATTTTCAGTTTATTGAAACGTTCAATTACAAATTGAGTTTTCTCAACATTAGCAATCTGTTGTGCTAAATCCTTTTGTTCCTGTTCCAAAACTTTAACGCGATCATCCACCGCTTTGATTTGGTCCTCATTGCGTAATTGTGATTTGATAGTGTCGATTTCTTGAACCAAGGTTGCTCTTTTGGTTTTCAGGTCTGAATTATCCACCGATGGAACATCTTCGATGGTAACTTCCAATGTTGCCAATTCGTGAAGCTTAGATTGGTAATCGCTGTTTTTAATCAAACTTTCTCTCACAAGAGAATCCTTATCGATAATTTCGGTAGCGGTAGTTTTTGAAGCTTCTGTCTCGATATATCCTTCGATTGTTTTTATTTCAACTTTAAAAGTTTCTATCGAATTTTTACCAGTATTGATACGTTCTTGAATTCCTTTCAATTCGGCTTCCAAGGCTGTTTTTTCAGTATTCAAATTTGCACCTCTCGAATTAATTTCAGCTAAAGCGTTTTGTTTTTTGGTTTTGAAATTGGTCAACATTTCGGCTTTTTTACCTTCGACATCGCCCGCTTCAAAATCACGCTTGCAAGTTGGACAATGAAAATCATTATCGTTAAAAGTCAATTCTTTGGCATTTTCAGAAGCCCAATCTGTGCGAAGTGTGGCTAGTTTTCCGTTAATACTTTCTATCTGTCCATTGATTGAATTTTCCTTTGTGTTCAAGGAATTCAATCCATATTCGTAACTGGACAACTCTGCTTTTTTAGTTTCAAGATTTCTTTTGAAATTGTCCAAAGTAGAAGTGTCTGGTTTCAAGCTATTTTCTATGGCAGTTTGGGTATTGGTTTTGATGATTTCTATTTCAGATTTCAACGAATTGGCTTTGGTTTTTTTCTCGTTTATGGCTTGTAGTTTGCCATTAAAAGCCTTAGCGCTGTCTGTGATTTCATCATCAATTTTAGACAACGCTTTTTCTTTCAAACCAAGACTTACTTTTAAGTTGACAAAATCAAAAGATTCTGGTTTACTTTTTGACACCTCATCAATTCTAGTCGGAATACCTTTTAGGTCCTCTTTTGCCTTTTTGATGGAAGCAAGAATTTGTTTTTCGTATTCAGCTAATGTTTTACCATTATTCAACTGAGCAATCAGGTTTTCGTATTCGATGTTACCTGCTGCCAAATATGTGTCAGAAAAGGTTCCGGCAATATCAACCAACACATTGCGCTGGTCCTGCCATTTCATCGCATTAAAAGCAAGTGGGTTAGTAATCATCTTGAAAACTGTTTCGTCCAGAATTGTACTTACTTTTTCTTGAAAGGTTTTTTCCTGCATTGGAACTCCATCCCAATAAAACTCAGTTTTGTTTCCCGAAAATTCAGCAACATCAGAGCCTTTTTTCTTTGGCCACATTTCGCTTAAAATTCTTGAAATTTCTATTTTCACATCATCCACAAGGATAACAGCTGAAACTTCGTGCTCTATTTGCGGGATTACAACATTCAGTTTATCGAGTGTTTTAATCTCAAAATTCTTTCTGTCTGTGGAATCTTTCCCAAATAACATCCAGAGAAAAGCATCCATGATGGTTGTTTTTCCGGTTCCGTTCGCTCCAAAAATATCAGTGTTCTTGTTGAATACTATTTTTTGGTTTCTTAAGCCTTTGAAATTGGTAAGGCTGATTGATAAAATTTGAATTGTTTTCATTTTGCTCTATTATTAAAAATTTGATTGTTTTATTACTTCTAGTAGGTTTTTATAGTCTTCGACACGTTTGATAACCTTGGGTGTTTTTCTATTCGAATTGTCATACAATTGAATTGACTTTTCTAATTGCTCAATTGCTTTTTCTTTGTCTCCATAGAAAAAAGCAATGTATTTTTCGGGATCCATTATTTACTAAAGAATAAAAAGGATGCCAAACAACCCATTAAAAAACCAGTTGCCATTGCTACTCCAACCCCTATTAAGAAAATAGAAAATGTTCTATTAGCTCTTTCTTCGTTGTAATTCATGATGCTTTTTGTTTATCGTGGTTTTCAGCACCAATATTGATCCTCATTGCAATAAGAAATTCACCGAAGAATGTTTTTTCCGAATTATTCAGTTCAGAATATTGCTTTCCGTTAATCAACCACTTTGAGTTAATTAGCTGTATTACTATTTTCATGCTTTTTGCTTTTTAAATGAATGAATTGTTTCTTCTGAATAGACCAAGTGTGATCTGTGGACCACATGGCCAAAAGTGTTTCGTTTATCTTGAATAGTATTCCCATGCTTGTCAATTTCTTTGAAATGATGGAAACCACTTTCTCTAATTTCGATAACTTGTAGTAATCTGCCTGAAGGCGTTTTGTACACCTGATTTTTTTCTACAGCCATTATGAATTAACTTGAAGTGTTAAGTATCGTTGCTGGTTTGAAATTGCAGCTTTTACAAATTCAAATTCTCTCTGCAGACTTTCTATCGTGGCATATTTCAAGGAAAGTAAATCCCTTAATTCGGCCTTAACATCCTTGATGTCTTCTTTGCGTTTTTCTTCACATGAAAAAACGGTGTAGTACATTGAAACTTCTGCTTCTCTGAGTTCAGCTGTTTTAGATTTGATCTGAACATCAATTTCTTTGATTTTTTTTGTTAGCTTTGCCATAACGTTTGATTTGTGGAATTCGACTCCCTTATTTAAATTTGATTGTAAAACCTCTCTGCTCGGGAGGTTTTTTTATTTCTTCAAGTATTCTGGTTTTGTAAACCTTCCTCCAGTCTCAATTAACATTTTGTATCTATTAATTCCTTGCTGTTTTGTTTCTTTAGGCTTAGGCTTGGGAGCTTTGCGCTCACTTGCTATGCTCCCAACCTTACCTTGGCTACCGAGTATTTTTTCGATAGCCGTTAAATGTCCCCGCAGACATTTGTATTGTTCTACTGATAATATTATTTCTCCAGTCATCTTTATTTCACAATTTTGAATTCTGGATTATCTTCTTCTTTTTTAAGACTCAAAACGTCTGATTCCTTGTATAGGATCCTACCTTGTATGTTGGGAACTGGCGTTAACTTATTCGCGTATTTGTGATAATAAGTTGGTCTAGTGCAATTGAATATTTCACAAACCCCTTTAATTGAAATAACCCTTGTTTGTTCTTGATTTGCCATAATCTATAAATGGATTTTAGTTTTTAATTATTTAGTGCCATTGTTGCTTCAATGCTACGGTAAAACCGCAATGGCTATTTTTTTACTGCTGTTTCTAGTAGTTTATTTTATGATGTTTTTTGCGCTTTTTTAAGATGGCGTAATGACTAATAAAGGATTCCAAATTGATACTTGTCAACTTGGCTTTTTTATCATAAGGCTGACACCCTAGGCGCACCATTTATAACAGACAACCGTTTTTTATGGTTTATTCGATATTTGAAAGAACTTTTTGCTTACCTTTACAAGTGTTTTGTAATTGTTTAGCAAATATACAGAGAAATGAGAGTATTTTGCAAGTATTAAATCATAAATTTTTCATTTTACTTGCTAAATACTTCTATTTATAATTATTACAAATAAAAAAAATGCAGAGTACAGGAGAAAGACTAGAGTATCTTATTGAAAAAAAGGGAATTACAGCGTACGAACTAAGTTCTAACACTGGAATATCCCAATCTACTCTTAGCCGTATAATTCATAAAGGATCAAAACCTAATTTAAAAAATTCAGAAACACTTGCTAAATACTTCCAAATAACAAAAGAATGGCTCATAAATGGAAGTAGTCGAAATGACGAGCCTATTATACTAAACGAACCAAATTCTAATTATTTACAATCAGAATCTTTAAGTATAATGCAAGTGCCTTTAGTAAATCAATACGCTTATGCTGGTTACATGAGTGGTTCAGGAGATATGGAATACATAGAAACACTTCCTAAAATACCTTTCATTTTGGATAAAGAATACAGAGGGGAGTATTTGTGCTTTGAGGTTAAAGGCGATAGTATGGATGATGAAAGCCATCAAAGCTATTTAGAAGGAGACATTCTACTTTGCAGAAATATTAGAAAAGAATATTGGAAAAGTAAGCTACATATTAACAAATGGGATTTTGTTATTGTACATAAAGAAAAAGGAATTGTAGTCAAAAGGATAGTTAAACATGATGTGGACCAAGGAATAATTACGCTGCATTCGTTTAATGACTATTATTCTGATTATGATGTACACTTAAATGATGTTGATAAAATATTTAATATAGTAGATTTACAAAGAAAAAAAAGTCGTAGATAAAACTTAAAATAAAGAGTCATGAAAAATATATTTTTAGTAATAGTGTCAATTACATCATCATTTTTATTTAGCCAGGAAACAGTATTTGTTTTTAATAGATCAGGCTTCACTGATTTTATAGTAACTCCTTGTGAACAAAAAACACAAAGAGAACTTTACACCAAATGCCTAGATTGGATTTCGGTTACTTATAAGAACCCAAATGAAGTAATAAAAGCCAAAATTGAAAATGAATATATTAGGATTGAAGGTTCCAGTGATAACTTAGTTTGTTATAATGCTTGGGGTAAAAGGTGTGGTAATTCTAAATATGAAATAGAAATTTCATTTAAGGATGGTAAATACAAATTTGATGTACTGAATATCAGCCAATATAATACTCCTACACAATATAGTTCTGCCGTATGGACTAATTTAGATTTAAGTAATACAGAAGTGTATTTTGATAAAAAAGGAATCATAAAAAGTAGTTATAAATACTTTCCAGAAATGATACCTGGATATTTTAACAAACTTAATATTTCTTTAAGTGATTTTTTATTAAATAAAAACATTTCTAGTAAAAAAAGTGATTGGTAATGCATACTCCAGACGAAAGAATTCTACGCTTAATTGACGTATTGATTTTCCAAAAAAACATTCAAAAACAAAATGATTTTTTGGATGAAATAGGAATGAAGCGTCAAAATATAAGTAAGGTAAGAAGCGGTAAAACACATTTTACAGTTGGCCACATTGATATAATATGTAAAAAATATAAGGTAAATGCCAATTGGATTTTTGGCATGGAATCAAATGTATTCAATACTCCTAATAGCATTGAAATAAAGTAATTTTAGCAATAACAGAAGTGAACAAAAAAGTGAACAAAAATTAATATTAACCTATTTTAATTTGTTTGTAAAGTCAATAAAATCAATCCATTGATGTTTCCAATTTATGAAAAAGAGTTTCCCTCTTTCTCCGCTGAAATCGGGAAGTACTATAAAATCTATGCTTCCCGTTTTTTTTAAATAAAAGTGAACAAAAAAAGAACAGAAATGTTCTAACGATTGATTAAGTGTCCCCGCAAACATTTTAATTTCTAAACAAATTAAAATGAAATCAATCTATTCAATTCCTAAGGTTGTCAAATATGACGATCTTACTAAACCTTGGTTCGTCTATTTTAGATACAACAAGGTTCTCTTCCGTTTCAAAAAAAGAATCAACTACATTGATAATTATAAAAAAAGGGAATCGGAAGCAAATTTACTCCGTGATGCATTGCACCAAAAACTTAAGGATGGATGGAACCCTCAAATTCCAGACGTAATTTCACAACAAAGCAATCTTTCTCTCATTAATGCCATTGACTTTGCTATTGAAAAGAAAAGGCCTAATATCGGCACTAAAACACTTTCTGGATATAACGGAACTATTAAGTTTATAAAAGCCGCAGTAAAATCAATTGGGATGGATCACTTGCCAATTATTGAAACTAAGCGAGCACATATAAGATTGATAATGGAAAAAGCCAAAGATCAAAGAAAGTGGACCAACAACGCATACAATAAACACCTCAACCATTTAAAAGCAATTTTAAGCGAATTAATTCAATGGGATATAATAGAAATTAATCCAGCGCATAAAATCAATAATTTAGAAGTTGTAGAAAGCGAAGCAAATATTCCAGCAAGTCCTGATGATGTTGAAAAAATAAAAAAGGAACTTTCAATAAATCATCCTGATTTTTACAACTTTGTACTTACTATTTTTCATACCGGAATACGACCAGAAGAAATCACAAAATTAACTTTAGGGATGATTAACCTAAAAAATTGCGAAATGATTTTGCCTGCTAAAATTACAAAAACTAAAAAAAAGAGAATTGTCCCTATTAATCAACACCTAATGAAGTACTACCAAGAAATGGATATAGAAATATATCCAAGAAATTTTTACCTTTTTGGAAGTTATAGAGAAGCAGGAAAAGGGAATGTCGGAAAGTTTAAAGATTTTATTCCTGGACCAACAAAAATGAATCGAGATACCGCAACTCGTAGATGGGAATCAATTGTAAAAAAGGGTTTAGGAATATCTATGAATATGTATGCTATGAAACATTTAGGAGCAGATCGAAAAATATTAGCAGGATTAGAAATTGATAGTCTAAGAGAATTATACGGCCATACCTCCTATTTAATGACTGAAAAATATGCAAAAGTTGTTAAGGAAGTGCATAGGAATAATATATTACAAAATTCTCCAGAACTTTGATTTTAAAGTATAAAAGTGGTCGATTATGACCACTTTTATTATTCACTTATAAGTTAATTATTCTTCCTCTTGACTATCTTCCCAAATAAAATATTCCTCAAGATATTTCCACGCAGCTTTCAAAACTTTATCTTGATTGTATTCTGTTTGCTCACAATTATTCTGCACAAAAACGCCAAACCAATTTTCATCCAAATACTCAAAACGGTCTTGCTTGCCAGTAAACTTAAAATCCTTGAAATCATCTACATTGATGAATTCAATAAGCGACAAACTCGGGCGATGATAAATCCAAATCCGATCATCATTTTGGGTTTCGTCTTTAATCACAATTTCACAAAAAAGGAAATCAGGCTGGGTAAACTCAAATTTTTTCATTTCCTATTTTTAAAGTTAAATCCAAACAGTCACAAAGTAAATACAAAATATCCACATTAGGTGAATACCTCGCATTTTCTATTTTATTGATCGTTTGAACCTGGCAACTCATTCGGTCAGCTAGTTCTTGCTGTGTCCAGCCTTTTTGCACACGGGCAGTTTGTATAATGCTTGCTAATTTTTTTCTTTTTTCTTCAAGTAACATAGTTGCTACAATGTTTTGGTCTTTCATAATTTATAATAATTGCATCCATTTCTGAATTATTTCATCACTTTTTCGCATTCCGTTTCTTTCTAAAATCTGTTCTTTTGTATAATTAACATTCTCTCCAAAAGTCCATTTTTTACTAGTAATATTGCCTTCCCAATCACAAAGTAAAATTCTTTTTACCATATATTTAAAACAATCTTCATCATCAACATTCTGCAATCTCAACCACTGATATTCAAAAATACGCTTTAAATCAGGATGAATTGAAGTCAAAAGAAAATCTTTATACTCTTTCCAGCTATTAAAGTTTTCCGGCAAACTTTTAATCGAATAAATTAGATTTTCCTTACCATAAATAGCAGCAGTATGAACGCCTTTTAATCTTTTTTCTAGTCTATTGTATGTTTCAGGCTCTAGTTCCTGTAAGTCCGTAAGACATCTGAAAGCCTTTTCGTGTACCAAATTCGAAACCCGAAAGAATTTCAAATTACCACCCATCATATACATTTTGTCGTAAACCCGATTGTATTTAAGATTGTTTTCGATTAGATACTTCCAAATATCGGTATATTTCCAGTCAATGATTGGATAGGCTTTGTGAGGCTTATTTTTTCTCCTAAGCCAAAACATATCCGAATCTTCGCCAAACATTACAAACCTACGGTCTGGACTTTCCTCAGCTCGTAATCCAATAATTGAAACACTTTCACCAGGAAGAAACCGTAAATTCTGACCAACCCATAAATTGAATTTATGAAACCGTTTTGGATACATTTTTTCTATATGATGTATAGCCATTGGATGCTTTTCCCGAATCCACTCTTCATCTTCACCCCAAGCCCAAAGAAACAATTGCTGATGGCTTGCAGCATTTGTCATAAATATTGGCACCTGATACCACATAGGTATCACATTAGGTTGCGACATTGCCCATTCAACAAAATCAATTGTTCCTTGATATTCTGCTTCTTGGTCCTGAAAATAAAGAATGAATTTTCGGTTTCTTTTTATTGCTTCTGCATTTATAAGATGAAACAAAACCGTACTGTCTTTTCCTCCTGAAAAAGCCAATTGGATATTCTCATAATTATCAAATAGAATCTCAATCCTTTTTAGGGTGGCTTCTAAAACATCTACGACACCTCTTACTACTGTCCTTGCCATTGCTAGTTAAAATCAGGGTTAATATCCTCTTCAACCTCTTTAATTTGTCTTTCAATAGAGTAAGGAACTCCTTTAATTTCGGACGCAATTCCTTTTAATCCAATCAACCGCTGAACTTCTTCCAACGTCATTCCCAATTCCTTCATAATCTTGATTTCGTCCCAGCCTGATTTCAACATTCCAACTAATGAAGCTTGCAGTTCTACCTCGTGTTTTCCTCTGGCTCTATTGTGGCGAATGGTCGAGGCCATTCTGTCGCTAATATCTTTTTCTATTACCGATACTGGAAGCATTCCGTTTTCACGATCAAAAATGTTTTTATAGCGTAGCATAATCGTATAACGGTGAAATCCATCTACAATCACATATTTATCTCTGTCAGGATCATAAAAACAAACAATTGGCATTGTGTATCCATCGCATTTAATGCTTTGATACAATAAATCCATTTCTCTTTTAGCAACGTGATTAGGGTTGTAATCGTTTGCTTCAATTTTATCCATTGGCACGGCTATAACATTGTACACCGGACTTTTAAATTCTTTACTCATAACTCCTTTTTTAATTGTTCTCTACCTACTTTTTTAAAATACTCTACCATACTTGTTTTGGCTTTCACGTTTTTGTCAAACAACACCTCTAATCCAACATTCCCAGTCATATCCCAATAATAACAATCGGCTAGGTTCCCTGTTCTATAATTCCTAAAACTGCCCTGTTCTCGCAATCCCCAATCAAAGTTTTTATCCCAAAAAATAGTATAAGGATAGTTCTGAAGGTTCAAACTCATGGATTCCTTTTGGTAACTCAAAACCTGTGCTTTCGGGAAAGCTTCTTTGACTTCTTCCTGTGAGCGTATGAACTTGCAAAAAATAAGATGCTTTTCTTCTGGGTAAGTTTCAAAATGTTTTCTCAAAACTTCAAACTTATTTTCTGTGCAACAATACGTGTGCTGCATCTTCTGTGTCATTTCAAGGAAAATATTGTTGTTTTTTTCTTCCAGTGTTTTATCGTCCAGATATTTTTCTTTTAAACAATCATACTCTTCTTTGGTTTCATCGCAGAGCGTGTAATTGTAATTGTTCCAATACTGCTTGATTTCCAAATTCAAATCACACTCAAAAATATACTCCCCAATCAGCGAATAGAGATAATCTATATTCTCAATTCCTGTGATAAATTCCTTGGTATAGCTTCTTCCATAACCGCCAGACTTCGTTATTTTAGTATATTTTAGAAAGGTCTGTTTGAATTCTGCATAATCCATTCGCAGGATTTTTGGCGAAAGAAAATGAATTTGGCTCCACAAATCTAATAAGTTTTTCGTTATGGGAGTACCGTTCAAAATTAACTTATATTCTACCATTGAACCCAATTGCAACATTCGTTGTGTTCGTTTGGCCTCAAAGTTTTTCATCTTGATACTTTCATCTACCACCAAAAAACAACGCCAAGCGACAGAAATCTGTTTGTATAACTGCAAATAACTACGGTCTGATAATTGCAAAGTTTCAATACCCATATATACGACATTCGGACAATTGAACCCACCCCATTTATTGATTTCGTCAATAATACTTGGATAACTACTGTCTTTTAAGGGTTTTATACTTCGTAATGGACCAACCCAAACTACTAAATCAACATCTTTAACCGAGTTTACTAATTCAATTGTGGGACGTGTTTTTGCAGTTCCAGGTTTCATAAACAAAGCACCTATTTTGTTTTCGATAAACTTTGATTTTACCTCAATTTGCTGTGGGAGTAAAGGAAGGCTAATCATCGTTTCAGTTCTTTAATGGTGTTATTTTCTAAAGGTTCAATCTTGATAGGTTCGTGTTTTTCGACAATATAAGTGGGCTTTATATTATCTGGCAATTCCTCCATTTCATTAATATCAATGTTAAACATTCTATTGATAATGAAAGTAGGAAGTTCAACGTGACCACCTAACTTATTGTTAGTGGTAAACTTTCGGCATTGGCTTTTTGGAATCCAATGTTCCTCTCTATTGATTTGGATAAGAAAAGCTTTAGGGGTTTCCCCCTTTAGCTTGTCAAATTTTATTCTGGCATTCTTAATCATTAGAATGAAAATAATTTTGAGAAATCACATCTAAATTAGTATAAGTATCAGTTCCCATCCAATCTTCTCCAGTAAAAGTCAGGAATCCGCCCGAATGATGAAGGTAACCAATGTCTTTTGTTCTGTCATTCATCACAACCGTAATAGGATGGTAGCCATTGTAATTGTAGCAGATGTAAAGAGCGAAACCGTTTATTTTACTTAAAATACCATAATAATCAGTATCAAATTTAGAAACCATTTTAGTAATGATTTCCGAAACTGCTTCTTTAGTATTTCCAGATTGTTTTACAGCTTCAAGAATCAACTCTTCAACATTCACATTTCTCCAAGAAATCATCATGTCTTCTAAAATTTCTTCCAACTCAAAGCCGAAAACTTCCAAGAAAACACGCTCGCAATACCATTGTGCTTCTTCTCCATTTTTAGAAACATAAGCGTTTATGCTAGTTTTCCCTTGAGCAACTTCAAGAACTTTCAAAGAATTTTTAACTAAAATTTCGTTGATTTGAGCATCCACACTTTCAATAACTTGATTCGCTTGACTTTTGCACCAATTATAATCTTGGCTTGGACATTCTACGAAACATTTTACATTGAAATTTCCTTCTGATGTTTCTTCTACATACGTTTTTGTAGACATCTTTTTGGTATTATAACCACGGTCTAAATAGATTCTTTTCAAATCTCCTTTGGTCCAAATTTTACCGTTTAATTTTACCGCTAAATCTTCAATTGTAATCTTTGGAGTAGTTTCCATAATCTTAATGCAGACTTTATTGTCCTGCGCCGGACGTTTAAATTATATATGCAAATATACGTTTTAACGTATATACAAACCAAATAAAAATACAATTATTTTCAAAATAAAAAAGCAGCTCATTTCTGAACTGCTTATTAACCAAAATAAAAACAAACTATTTCTTCTTTTCAATCCGCATGATCTGACTTTCTCCACACTCATCAAAGACTTTGGATGTGAATTGTTTCTTTCCCAGTAACCGTGTTTTTATACCCAAGAAGTTCCATTGGCGCCTTTCCCAGTATGCAACGGCATTCGATTTGTTATTAAATTGGCGATCAGTAACAGTGAATTTCAGTTTATTATTTTCAAAAGAAACAATTCCTTTTATAGTCATGCACTTTGTAGTGTCAATTACTTCTTGAGTGGTCGGAATGTTTTTCCTTATTGCATCCACTAACCCCGATAAATCCGTTTCTCGCTTCGTGGTGTCCCTGTATTTATACGACTGCGAAACTATGCTTTCAATCCGGTTTAATTTGATGTTATTGGATTCTAATTTGTTTTTCAGGTCTTTATTTTGATACTTCAGATACTCCGATATTTCATCTTTAGAAAGTAACTGCTGCGCATAATGCGTACTATCGGCCACACGCAATTGATGCATGTTTTCAGATTGTTTTTTGTTTTCTGCAGTTTGGAATTGCCAATCTTTATAAAACCAAATTGCCAGAACTATTCCGGAAATTATAAAAATAGTTCTTATAGTTTGAATGTAAGGTGTGATAAATTGCATAGTTTGAATTTTAATATCCTTGTTTGTTTACACGATAGGTAAACGGTTCACCTATAGATATCAATCCTTGATTATCTGTGATTTTTGCCCAAAACGTCCAATCGCCAGCAATGTTTATATCACCGGCGGATGTTACGGAATAATCAATGATTCCTTTTACAGGATCGCTCACTACTGCAGTGAAATAACCTAATACACCCGCTGGGTTTCGGTATTTAATTTCGGCAGAAGTTATTCCAGTTAAATTTTTACCTGTTTCGAGTTTTATGGTTAAATCGGTTTGACCTACGTATATTTTACCCATTTTATTTTATTTTAGAGTTACTAATGGTTTGGTTTGTGATTTGCGATTTCAAAAAAATATAATTTGTGATTTGCGATCTTTCCAAAATTAATTTTATTAAATCTGCATCAGTTTTCAAGGCTATTATGTTGCTTATTATTGATTGTCTTTGAATTTCATTTGTGATTGTAGATTTGAATTCTAAAATTTCATTTTGGCTTACATCAATGAATCTCGCCGTAACTTGGCCTATGTTGTAGGCTCCTGAAAAAGGCAATACTATTGCTGCGGCTTCGCCACATACGGAAGTAGCATTTATTTCATATTTTAAATTAATTGGCTCTATGGTAGTATTGGAAAATCCATTGGCAATTATGCTGTTCAATTGGCGGCTAATTTCCAATTGAGTGATGATTGCTACAACATCTACTTTGGCTATGGCCTGATTAAGCCCATAGATTGCCAGAAGCGGAATAGTTAGTCCCTCTGCAGATCCTTTAACTGAAACTGAGTTGAAATTGTAACTCACCGAAAGTGGCACGGATTGCGATATTGCATTTCCTTTGGCTACAACTATATTTATACCATACGCAAAAAGTAAAGGCGAGGCAATTGCAAACCCATCACTACCGCCTATATCTTCTCCAATTGCCACGGCTGGATTAAGTTGACAGCTTACCTCTAATGGCACTGTTTGTATTGTTGAATCCCCTTTAGGCACAACTGAATTCAAACTATAATTTGCAAACAAAGGAGCAATTCCCACTAAAGCGTCGCCTTCAGAAATGGTTGAATTAAAACTATAATCGATTACTAAAGCATCTATAAGAATTGAAGAACCACCAATTGCACCAGTCGTGTTTATTTGATAGTTTGTGAAAATTGGTATAATGCTTGCAACTGCATTTGCCGTGGCTATAACCGAATCCATATTATAAACTGCCGAGAATGGTGAAACTATCACCATAGCATTTCCTGTAACAGCCACGGAATTAATACCGTAAGCAACCGAAAGCGGTGTCATTGCCAAAGAAACATTTACACTAGCCACCGCCAAATTAAGATTGTAATTTGTTCCTAAAGCCAAAATACTAACCGCAGAATCGCCTTTTGCAGAAGCGGAATTGACACCGTAATTCACCACTAAAGGCGTGATACTTATTGCTGAATCTCCTTTAGATGTAGCCAAATTAAGAGAGAAACCAACCGATAACGGATTGCAAACCACTGCAGCGTCTACTTTGGCAGTTACAGCATTTAAAGTGTATGTTGATGAAATTGGAGTGGTCATTCCAACAGAATCCCCTTTTGCAATAGCCGAAAAGAAAGTATAGGTTGCAATAATAGGCGTGCATACCGCCGTAGCATTATCCGAAGTTTGCACTTCAAAAAACTCTTGAGTTAAAACAATAGAAGAATTCGAGCCATCTATCCATAATGAACTTCCACCTCGAATTCTTTGTATCGATTTAAAATACTTAGCCATGTGCTATTTTCCCTCCACCTCTTAAAGTACCTGTACTTGTTGTTGTTGGTATTGCAATGAACTGTAAACAGCTGTCATTTGCTATTTCTGGAAAACCCAAGTTCGCCCAATCGAATATCTCACCCTTATTAGCTAATGCTAAAGGCAAAGTAGATCTAATTTTTGTAGCTGTAAAACCAAAGTTACCTGCAGTTCCTGTAGAAGCAGAAAGAATAACAGAGTTAATTGCTTTGATAAATCTTCCCGATACTGCTGTAATTAACGGTATCATTCTACTAGCTCTTAAAGTTCCTCCAACCGCTACAACCGCTAAATTACCCGTACTATTATCATCGTAAGTGACATTTATAGTAGCATTAGAAGCTGTAGCGCCACCATCTGAATAAACTTCTAACCACCATTGAACATCTGAATAATTAGCTTCTCCAATCCTATCGGCCACAACTCCTAATGTTTCTAAATTCAAAGGTAAGTTGGTTACTTGAGACGTTGCAAGATTCAGAACCAAACCGCCATTATGGATTAGCCTATCATGGATTTCAATTGTGGTACCACTATTTGAGCTCGTCAAAAAAGCATACGCTAAATAAGAGTCAGCTGGTGCAGTTTGATTTGTAAACCCAACTGCACCAGTAATCGCTTTGGTACATAATACTGGTGTTGTTGGTATTGCAGCTTGTGCGGGAAAACCTGTTGCACGCCACATAGATATGAATTGACCAGCAACCGCATTAGCAATTGACGCTTTATCAATTACAATTCTACTTGAATTGTTTCCAAGCGCTTTTACAATTCCATCGACTGTATCTATCATCTTATCCTAAGTTTATAATTCCTGCAGCATTGAAATTGATCACAAAATTTCCAGCAGTTGAAGTAATATCTGAACCAAAATCCAAATACCCTATCAACTCGTCAGCACTTGATGCTCCGCCTCTTGACTTGTACAAAACGGCTCCACGCGCGGTGATTGTTGCAGAAGGAATTGTAATATCATCCGCATCAAAATCAGCAGCGTTTGTGGCGTTGTTTTGAGTGACTGTTTTGTTTGCCAATGTCACCCCGCCTGCTGTATATCCTGATCCAACAACCTCATTTGTCACGTCACTACGTTTAGTATGCGTGTCTTGATTTGGGGTATAAGCGGAAGTAACCAACATCAATTTGATCGTATCTGTAAGCAGATTGATATTAGAAATTGCGTTGTCTCTTTTAAAAGAGTTAAAAACTACATTTGCCATATTGTCTATATTTTAAAGGTTAAATTCTATTTTTCATTTGTTGAAACCGCACCCGTAGCTTCCAATTTTACTGCCCGAACATTGTCTGGCTGTGCTGTGGTCCATTGCGTTCTACGAATAGCTATACATCGTTCTTTTCGAATTCTAGTTATGCACACCATGTCAGATTGATTGCCACCAAGCACATGATACGCTGTTTTATCTTCGCCAACATAAATCCCGACATGACCGCCACCATCGCGAACAAAAACCAAAATATCACCAAGCATCGCTACTGTTTGTTTGGTTCCGAATTTCGCCCAGTTTCGAGCCCATAGTGGCTTATCTACCACTTTTTTTCCTGCCATGTGGCAAACGTAGGCCACGAATAACCCACACCAAGGAATATCATCTTTTCGGTATTCTTTTTCCAAACCTAAAGTTTCTGCCCATTTTAGAATTTCAATATTGTCACCCGCTCCTGGCACTTCTTTTATACCTAAAAGTTTGAGCGCTTCTACTAAAATTTTAGGTGCTTTTTCGGCTTTTAGCCAATTGTAAATGTTCGCCATTACTCTTCTTTTTTATCAGTGTCAAACAAATCTTTTAAGTCTCCGTTTTTCTCGAAATTGTAAATTTTATTCATTATAAATGCCGGAGGGAACTGCTTGTTCGAAAGGATATAAATATTTTTCAATGCTTTGGAAATTGGATATAAAAGCGTCATGGTTTGGATTAATATTTTAAAACTTTCACCCACAAAATTATTTCCAGCGGTTAACCGAAGCATTTCTAACATTGCATAAACCACGATTAAAACTACCCACATTAGTACGTTTTTTTTGAATAATTCGACCCAATCAAATGTTCCCATTTTGTTGTGAAATATGGCACCTACAAATAAATTGACCATTAAAC